AATAGAATCTGCAAGGTTGAATGCAATAATGTTAGCGATTGCTGGGTCTACATCAGCGAGGCTGAAGAGTTCCAACGCACGTGTCACCAACACTGAGTTACCATATTCGTTAAGAGTAATGGTTACAGATGTTGGTGTAGACATTGCTACTGCATCTGGGTCAGTGTCTTCTGTGAGTGCAGTTGTTGCTGCTGAAAGGTCAACGTAGCGTTGTAGAACTACTGTTGAGCCAGGGATTGATTGGTTAGTTGGGCGCTTGTCTGCGACAGAACGAATAAGTGGTTCTGAACGGAGAGCAAACTCAAGAAGACGGTCATACGCCTTCTGTACTAAACCTGCTGAACCTGCTGTACCTCCGAGTGAGGATGAGCCTGTGGTTACGTAGGAATTAGGCATTGCTTGTCACCTCCAAGTGACTAGGAACTATGATTATTGTTGTGAGCGGAGGAGAGACAAGATTTCATCTGCAGATTCTGCATTGGCTAATCGTTGCTCTAGATTCTCTGCTCGGTCAGGTGTTGTTGCACCCTGCGTTACTACATCCTGTTGGCGTAATGCCGCTAGGTCTGCAGTGTTTGCCTCGGATGCGTCCTGTGCAGCAGTTAATCCAAACAAATCTCCGTTGTCATCAAGCCAGTTATTCACTGACTCTTCTGAAACATCGTCAATATCTTTTAGGATTAGTCGTACTGCTTTAGGATTTACACCCTTCTTTTCTAGGACTTCTTTGACTGTACGCTCACGCTGCGCCTTGGATAAACCCTCAAGTTGCTCAGTGAGTTCTTTAATACGCTTCTCGTCCGCACGCTTGGCTTTGCGTAACTTTTTAAGTAAGTCACTGCCATCCATTTGCGATTCGTCTTGTGTATCTATGTCGTCTTCGTCTTCGTCCCAGTAGTTGTTGCTCATAGCAACTGTCCACCCTTCTATTCGTTGTTAGTCGCAAGCCACAGGTTCCAATCGGGGAATCGGTCTGGCTCTTGCTACCAGTCTTATACGCTGGCGGGGCTGGTTGGTCCGCTCAGGATTCTTATATTGCGCCTCGTGTTTGTGAGGCTAGGCTGCCCTTTGCTGCTCCAGAAGAAGCAGAGAAGCGAGCCTTCTCTTGTTCTGTCAATCCAATTCGTGCACGCTTTGCAGATGCAAGTCCTTGGAATGCTTCTTGTTCAGCCTGAAGTTGTGTGTAATCTTCTCCAGTTGAAATATCAGATAAGAATTGTGCACGAGGTGTAATCTCTGCAACTGTTGCAAAGCCTTCTTGTGCTTGCTTCTTAGTGATACCAAGATTAGCCAGTGCTTCTTGACCCATCTTGATGTCAATACTCTGTAGTTCTCCAGCAGCGTTGGTTGTTTTAAGACCTTGTGCAAGTGCTGCTCCACCAATTTCAGCCATTTGAACCTTACGCTGTAATGCTGGAAGACCCTCTGCTGGGTCAAGAACTGCACCAACAATGTCACTTTGGTTAAGCATTGGATAGTAAAGTGCTAAAGCAGCCTTAGTATCAGCGTCTGCATTCTTGACTCTATCAATAGCAAGACCTACGCGGTCTGCGACCTCTGTTGCTGAAATGTCATTTGTAATAAAAGCATTAAGTTTATCCCGTGTTGCAAGGTTTGCTACGCCATATGATTGAAGAACCTGTGTGTATGAACGCTCTGCCTGTAGGTATTCTGCTGCACTAAGTACGGATTTACCTGCCGCAAGGCGTGCCTTGTTTGCTGGGAATCTTGTTTGGAATGCAACCGCTAATGGGTCTTTGCTATTAGGGTCTTGCATAATCAATTGAATTGTGTCGCTTGAATATCCTTTAACTACAGCATCCGTAATTGATGCAGATAAGTCACCAATACCATAAGAAGATAGAAGTGCAGTAATGGCTGCAATTGCATCCATTCTTTTTGTAGTAGAATCAGTTCCAGTTAACGGAGTGGTAGGTGTCAATGGTTTAACAGGTGAAGAACCTGATTCATATTCGTTAACTAGGTTAGTTAAATCTGCAGCAGTAATACCAGATGCAATTGTATTTAAATCAAGTGGGAAAGAACCATTGTTTGCATCCATATATGCACGGATTTGGTCTAGGCTATATGCACCTTTACCACCCGTTGCTCCACCACTACCAAGCACTACACCGCTGGGTCCAGTGCCAGGGGCGCCACCTCCGAGTGCTTGGTTAATTGGCGCAATCTCGCCCGTATATCCTGCATTTGGATTTTCTGCTTTTTGAAGGATTGCAAGTGCTGGCTTAACAACTGTATTTAGTTGGTCAATAAGGGCGCGAGCAGATGCTGCTACTACCTTGTTGCCTTGTTTATTTGCTTGAGCAAGAGTGCTTTTTGCATCCTTTAAAGACTTGTTAAAATCTGCCTGTGCCTTATCAACGCCAGTTGTAAATGTTTTTGTTTCTGCTGGCGTGGCAGCAGGAGTGGTTCTCATACCATATAGAGGATTGTATCCTGGGTCAGTAGGCATTGTTATCCAATCAATCCGAATGTACTTGCAATTGAGCGAGCAACATTGCTAATAGAGTCTTGGGCATTCTTTGTATAGCGCCACTTAGGGTCTTTACGTAATGAAATTTCATAGTCATACAGATTCATTAATGAATTAGGGTCTTTCGCAACACCTGAAAGATTCTTTACGTCAATGGTATCTGGGTCTTCTTCAAGTATATTTGCACGAGCATTAATATAAGGAGTAAGCAGTTGTTTAACTGTGTAGCCCTTATCAATCTTGTCTGCTAAAGCAGGGAAATAAGTCTTTGCTTGCATATTAATTAAGTTGATATTAGCCTTCAGAGTATCTGGATTCAGAGTAGACTCTGTTGCAATCTTAGATAGATTCTGGAAGTTAATAGGTAGACCATTGTCAGCATAGGCATTCTTCAATGTGGTAAGAGTTAGACCAAAGTTTCCTCGTTGAAGAGTAGCCTGAGCCTTTGCGTCTCCAGTATTTGCAAGTGTAATCTGCTGTGTAGCATAGTTCTTGAGATACTTATTAAGAATGTCCTTGCGTTCCTGTGGCGATACACCTTGAATAATAATGTCTTCATTCTTACCTACACGCTTATTAGAACGTGAAGCCTGTAGGTTCCGTAATTCTTGTGCAAATGCTGCAGTTAGTTCTTTAGGAGCCTTTCCACCAAATACTGTAAGGAACTCATTCTGAAACTCAGCAGTTGCTTCGCCTACTGAAGAGATACTTGCGTATGGCTTAGAGTCTGCGCCAAATACAATAGGAGCATTTTGAGCAGATGGTGTCTCGGTAGGTTTGTCATTACCTGCTGGCTCAACTGTTGCTGGGTCTTGACCCTTTGGTGGCTTTTCGTTTGGATTTTTTGGGTCTGGATACCAGGCAACAAGTTTGTCGCCATCTTTGTCTTGAAAACTACCAGCCACGTTATTCTCCAATCAATGGGTCTAGAACCGAAGTAAAAAATGTTTCAGCATTCGCGTTGTTGCGAGATAACTGAAACAGTATATCTTTTGTATCAGCCCTAAGATTTCTTTTAAATTCATCTGCTTTGTCTGATGAGCCAACAACACGACTAAGTGTTGATTGCATCCTGTCATACTCTTCAAGCATTGCTGCAAAAGTATTTCCAAGTTTCTTATCAGGAGCCTTACCTGACTTAAGTAAAGCCTTCATATCGTCAATTACTTCTACTCGGCGAGCATTGCTTTCCGCTGTAGGACTTACCTGCACACCTAGTAATGGATACGCTGTAAGGAGTCCTTTTTTGCGAATTGCTAGTTCTTGTCTCCAGTAGCGCTTTTCATTCATACTCTGTGCTGCTGCAATTTTTGCATTGTACTCATCGTTCAAAGCATAGTAAGCCTGACGAGCACCAGTTGTAGCAACCTCACGAATGAAGTTTTCTTTACCTTTTTCTACTCTTGGGTCAATTGGCTTATTTGATATATAGCCTTTTTTCTTGAGGTAGTTGTAAGAATTTATATCAGCAGTTCCTCCTGCTGGAATAAAGAATGAGCCAGCGTCTGAGTGCTCAAGAAGTAACTTCTCGTTCTTACGAACAAAATCCTCAGCCTCAATTGTCTTACGGAAAGAAGAATATGTTGTTGCCTCAGTTGCAAAGTTTGTATAAGCAAGTTTAGATGGGTATAGTTTAGCAAACTGAACCAATGCCTTTGATAGTGCATTAGGGTCCCCATCAAACTTCTTCATAATCTTTTGGAACTCAGAATCCCAAGTAAACACTCCTGAATTGATAAGTTCTTTTGGAACATTGTTGTTATCAAATGACTGGATTGAGGCAATTGTACCCTGACCCATTACGAATTTAACAATATCTATATTCTTAGCCTGAGTTGCGATGTTCTGGAAGAACGATTCTAATTGAGATGAGTTCGTTGGACCATTGCCTGTTGATACAAGCAACTTGATAGCCTTAACTGCAGATGAGAATCGTGACTGTGTATCTTCTACGCTTCCACGAACAAGATTAAATGCACGCTTTACGTTTGCAGGTGCTGCCTTTTCCCACGCTGGAACATCAGTTGAGTATGCGCCAGTAATTAATTTTTCATAATTAATGCCACCTCTTACGCCAGTAATGTACTCACCAACATATGGGATGTTTGTAAAAGCGTCAATTGCAACCGATGCTAGTGGGTTAGATAAACCTGGCTTCCAAGACTCTGGGTCTAAAGAAGGTGTAAGCATTTTGACATATCCACCAAAGTTAACTGGCATTGGTGTATATGTTGTAATTCCAGCAAGTGCTAGAGTCTTGAGGATTGCCCCAGCAAATAGGTCATCACCTGGATATGTAAAGTACTTCTGTCCTTTATCGTCCTGATGAATAAAACCAGAGTCTTCAAATGTTTGGTTAACAATTGCTAGACGTACAATTCCACGCTTCTCATACTTGCCTAAACGAGCAAGACGGCGGTAGAAGTCTTCAGTTGCACGATAGTAGCGACCTAGTGTGCGAAGGCTGTAAGCAGCATTGGTTCTTACGTCACCATTATCAACGAAACCTAGAGTACGTGTACGTGCAAGGTTGAGAGCATTTTCGTGTGCAGAAAAGCGTGCGATTGAATCAGCACCCTCTTCTGACAAGCCATTGTCCATAAGGCTCTTCTTAGTTGCAGCCTCTGTTCCTTTGAGTTGCTTGCGGAACATAAAATAGTTTGCAAGAGTAATAGGCTCACGGTCAAGTAGGGCAATCTGCTTACCCATCCAGCCGTAACCAGAATTAATAACTCTGTACATTACTTGTTCAGCATTAGGTGCACCGATAGGAATGATTTCTCTTCCTAGGATAGCCTCTGGACGAGCATAAGGCTTGTCTAGTTTAACCAAGTCTTCTAGAGTAAAGTTATCCATACCGCCTTTATTGCGAATGGCATTTACTAGGTCCATATTTAAACGACCAGCAAAATCGCGTAGAGGATATGTTGCATCTAAATACATATTGCGTGCTAAGGATTCAGCACCTTCTTCGGCGTAGATAGCAAATCGCTTTGCAATATCATTTCCTGGACCTTCAATATAGGCAACAAGTTTATCAATTACCTCTTGTGGCTTCTTGCCAGCATTCCATAGGACGATATTTCCGAATTGTCCATTACGCTTGCCGACTGTATTGTTAAGTTCCAGTAGCCAGTTAAATACAAACTTTTCATTTGTAGATGAAATTTCAGTAAACTCAGGCTTAAAGGTCATACCTTTGAGAGCCTCTTGATTCTGAACATTGAGGCGAACAGATGGACCAAATTGCTTTAATGAGTTTGATATTTCTTCAGCCTCAGTAATTGGACGCTCTGCTCTAACTGATGCACCATTAATGTCATCCAAGATAGCCTTGCCATTGAATTCAGCAAAGTCACCAGACCATCTAGCAATATCAAGACCATTCTGTGTTTGTAAAAACTCTGGTCTAAATCTGCTTTTAATCATAGAGTCTGCAACAGCACGACCTAGAAGTTCAGGGTCTTTAGCCATAGCAAGCAATTGCTCTTCTGAGTAATGCTTATTTGTTATTTTAAAAATAGTGTCGTAAATGAAACCTAGGTTTCTATCTGACTTTTCTTTTCCAAATACTGTTGTCTTAACCCCAGGCTTTTGTGCTGCACGCATAGCGCGAGATGCAGCACGTGCCTTTAGATAGCCACCAAAACCTTCTGCTCCACCAATAATTCCATACATACCGACTTCTTCTACAGAAGAACGAAGTCCAAGACGTGGATAAAGATTAAGGAATGACCAACCGTCAGCAAGGTTTTTGCTGTAGTGGTTATTTGTTACACGACCAAATAGTTCGGTAAAAACACCAGCACGCTGAGCAATTTCACGCCATTCAGAGAAGTCTGGAAGTGAACGATAATCATCTAGTTGATACTGACGAATACCACGAGGTGTTCCATCTGCAGTTTGACCAGCATTGAATCTATCAATATTAATATCAAGTGGCATATCATCTTCAGTAGTTACCGCTTTTCTCCAAGAAGCACCTTCTTCACTAATATTTCTAATATCTTCTTCGTGAATAGGTTTTACTGTTTTAGGAGTATTTTTTGCACTATTTAATAAATTTGATGCAATGCCTTGGCGTTGATATTCTGGGGCAACATTAATTAAATTAATTTTTCCAGTTTTTTTATCCCAAGAAATGTGCCCAACATATTCTCCATCAGCGTTTTTGGCAATAATTGTATTGGCGTCTTTAGCACTGTTAGCCATTTGTTTATTGAGACCAAGGTCAAGAAGAACATTTCTATTTTCAAGAGTGTTTTCGGTCTTTAGTCTTTCAAGTTTAATACCTGCTGGCAATGGTTTTTCTGCAACAATTGCAGTAAGGGCTGCGTCCTCACCCATCTTGCCTTTAAGTTCTTTCTTGGACTTCATTTCGCGTCCAAGTTTCATACCAACAATTTTTAATTCGTCATCAATTGTTGCTGCGCGTTCTACATCTCCTGCAGCAAGGGCGTCTGCCTTATCAGCCTTAAGAGCCTTTGAGCGTGATGCGTACTCTGCAATCTTTGCGTTGATTGACGCAAGAAGACGACCAGCCTTGCCCTCTGCTGTAACAGTATTAAGGGCTGCTTGTATATCTTTACGTACGCCACGAGGCATTAACTTAGTATTAGCACCAGGAGCAGTTCTAAGAACGTCAGCAAGGTCGCCAATATCTAGTGCACTTTGGCTAGGTGAGTAAATTTCTTTTGACATCTCATCAATTTTAGAAAGAGCAAGTCTTCCTTCATTTGATAAGTTAAGACCCATACCAACACCAAGTGTCTTAAGAAGACCCTTGTACATAAGTAGGCGCTCACCTTCGGTAGCACCAATCCACGCAGCACGGAATGCTCCAGAAGATGTTTTGTCAAGAACTGTACGTGCCAGTCTAAAAATTTGATTTGCACTTGAGGCATCAGCGATGCTGATAATTCTATCTTGCTTTGGAGCAATTGAGAACTGTCGTATTGCTCTGTCAATTTTAGCAAGAGTTGATTTATCTTTTGCTGTAAAAATCAATCCAGTCTTTTGAAGACCAATTTTATCAGCCCATACAGATGGGTCATCTGAGAACTGTGCAATAAATTCTTTGCCCGTCTTTCCGACATTAAGATTTGAGTAACGCTCAGTACCAAGAGTCTTGGCAACTAGGTCTTTGACTTCATTTGATACACCACGAGCAAATGTCATACGTGGAATCAATGTATCTTTGCCAGCAAGACCAATATTGCCAGACATCATATCTACGAATCGTTGCCCATTGTCAAAAAATGTAAGAGCATCGTCAGCGTTGCGGACATCAGCCTTAGCCAAGTCCTCTACAACGTTAATATTAATTTCTGGGAATCTATCCTGAAGACGATTCAGTGCTGTAGATTTTTCTAAAAGGTCTCCATTACGGTAGCGCTCAATCAGTTGTCCTGCTTTGTCCCAATACGCACGAACTTTACGAGTTTGGAACGCCTTTTCAATTGGTATTGAACCTTCGCCAACTTTAAAGAATCCATACTTGGCTACAAGAAGACCTCTGCGTACTTTGCCACCAATAATAAGTGGGTCAAGTCCAAAGGTTACACTAAAATCAACAGGTGCTGAGATTGCTGTGAATAATGCTTTTGATTTTCCGTCACCAAGTACTGCTTTTTCGTACTCGTGTGGTAGCACGCTAATGATTGCGCGAGCAACGTCACGTCCTGGGCTAATTTTAGACTTTTCAAAGCGTGCAACAGAATCTGCAACCTCTTTAAGTGCAGCCTCATCACCACTTACGTAGCGATTAACCAGGTCAATTACACCAGGATTGTCTTGATACTGCTCAAAGTTCTCAACTAAATCTTGTTTTGATGCAAGAAGTCTACCTAAATAGGATGCAGCAGGAGTTAAATCATTATTAAATGATGCTACTGCCTTCTCATCAAATACATTACTTGGGTCAGAAGCCTTTGCCCAGTAACTCATAAACGCTGTTGTGTTATCTTCAGGCTTTGCGTCTTCTCCGCCAGGAAGTAATTCTTTAAATCCCTCTGCTGCGTAGCGTCCAAATGAAGTAATAGGATTTTCGCCCTCTGCAACAGCAAGTTGTGCAGCCATATAAGGTTGCTTAACAAGTTTTTCCTGTGGACGAACTAAAAGTTCCATACCTTTTTCAACAGGACCAGCAACTTTTTGACCAACTTCAGTATCAGCAGTCTCAGTAACTAATCCTTTAACTGCTGCAACACCAGCACGACCAGCAGTTTCAAGGAATCCAAAGGGATTGATATTTGAAATATTCTTTGCAATGTCTACAGTTGTTCCTCCACCGTAGTACACAGCGCTCTTTACAGAGTTTAGAATGTTTCCAATAAAGCCTCTATCTTGCTTTGAGTACTTTGGGTCAAACATACTAGCAAGAGCATCACGAGTATGCTTATCCATAGTCTGATATTTTTTATAAGCATCAGCCTGTGGCAGCGCAGTAAGTTCATTGTGCATATTACGCAACTCAACGAGTGCAGCAATTTGGCTTACTTCTTTTTTAGGCACACCTTTTTGGGCGGCTGCAGTTGCAAGTCCTGGGGAGGACTGAGCAATTTTAGTTAATGGTTTGTCTTTTTCAGCCATTAAAGACCTCGTGATGATACGAAATCGTATAGGTCTCTTACTTCACCTGTTGGGTCAATATCAATCATAGATGCAAGGACTTCAGATAGAGTGCGTTCACGAGGTAGGTTTAATGCTTCACTTCCAGGACCTGCACCAAAATCCATACCAGCAGTTACTGGCTCGGATGGACGTTCTGTAGGAGCAGTCAAAGGTGTAAGTGATGGCAACGATGGCATTGCCATAGGCGCTGCAGCCTGACTTGTAGGTGTAGGTCCAGCCATAGGTGCAGACTGTTGCTGTTGCATTGTTGCTTGTCCTTGACCGTATTGCATACCTGAGATGTAGCGTGGTGCTTGAGTACCTGATTGTCCAGCACCGCCCGTTGCGGAAACATTAGCAGGATTATTCTGTGGTGCGCTTGGGCGCATACCTCCACGATTTTCAGCCATTGTTCCTCCTACTTAATATGTTTTAATTGTGTTTTTGATAGATATGGTTTTGCTGTAAATGCTGTTAACTTACTTGCAATTTCCATTGCTTCATAAGCATCAGCACCAGCGTGCAGTGCGCCTAGCGCATACGCTGCTCCTGAACCTGCTGCGTAAACATTGGTGTCAGATTTAGATATTGAACACTCTTGGTCTACGTCAAATATTTCGCCACCTACAGCCATAATAAACTGAAAGCGCATTTCTTTATTATCTTCATCAAAGTTATAGCCATTCTCAGATAAGCATTTACGTAGAGATGGCATAGCCTTAGCAATCATAAAGTGATATAGGTCTTTATAATCAGCCTTAGTAGGAACTGGTGGCTCCCATATGTGTTGTGCTACATCGCAAGGTAGAACTTCTCCAGAACCTGCGACTAAAAAGTGTCCCCGTTCAGCAATCTTCTTAACATCTGGGTGATTATAAATTCGCCCACTGTCATCAGTTGTCTGACTATCAGCAACAATTACTGCACTGTCTTTATATTCTAAGCCGATAATTGTTGTCATTGTCCCCTACTTAGTTAACCTCGTGTAACTACTCTTGCGTTTCCTTTGCCTGACGCTGTAAGACTTGTCAGGATTGATTGAATGTCTGGTGCTTGTTGAGGTAATACTGGTGCTGCTTCCTGTGGAAGAGCGCCTCCTGCTGGAACGCCAGTGGGAGCAGGGGACGGTTGCTCAACCATATTCGGTGCCCCAGCAGGAGGAACTGGTTGCTGCGGAGTGAATGTGGCTTCAATCGCGTCTTCTAGTGCTTGACCCTTTTGACGAGCCTTGATAACCGCAGCAATCTTATTTACCATATCTGATGGGTCTTGTCCCTGAGTTGCCATCGCAGGAATTGCTTGAGCCATAGCAGTAATGCCTCCAAGGAGTGCAGAACGCATATTCTCAATTTCAATCTTTTCAAGTTCTTGTGTAACATTTACAGTGAATGGAAGTTCACGCATAGCCATATCTTTAGAGATAAGACCGCCACCTAATGCTTGAAGCATAAAGATAAGTCCCTGTGCTGGGTTTAATCCAGCCAACATTCCATAACGAACATCTGCAGAATAATCTTGCTTGATGTCCTTTGATGGCTTGTATGTAATTTCATAAGGTGAACCAGAGTCAACGCCACGAATTGTCTTCTCTTCTGGGAAAATCATTTCGTCTACTTCAAAGCAGATTGAAATTACATCACGAAGAGTTGCAGCAAAGATGGCTTGTGCTGATTTAACTTGTGTATCAAAGGCTCCCATAAGAGCCTGAACGCCTTGTCCAGTGACGATAGAAGCATCAATGTTTCCTGTACGTCCTTCAGGATAACGTGTGCCTACACGAAGTTCTTGATTGAGTTGTGCTTGTTCAGTGAACGCACCTTGTGGAAGTGATAGTTCTACACGGCGTACACCTGCTGGATTTGATGTACGTATAACCGCATCTCCACCCAACTGTAGTTCTTGTACATCTTGTGGAAGTACAATAGGAGCCTGTACAGATTTCTCTGCAGCCTCCATAGCAAGTAAAGCAAAACGATTGCGAAGCAATTGAATGCCAAGCACATCATCAAATTGTCCACGTAGTTCACCATCAATAGATGGCTTACGTGCAACGACAACCATCATTTTTCCAAGAGGATTACTAGCCTTTGAAAGAATTAAGTCGCCCTTTGATGGGATGTAGATTACTGACTGGTCTTTATCGTAATAGCGAATCATTTCAACCTGGTGATTGAGGTCTTGCTTGTAGCCGTAGCCGCCTAGCAATTCTCTTTCATACTCAGGAAATTGTGAGACAAGTTCGCCTAGTGTCAGTGTGTATCGTTTTGCAAATGCAACACAGCGTCCATAGCGGTCAAATTCTGGGTAAGCCCCAATAGGATTTTCTATGCGGATGCGTGGCAGTTTGCTTTCTTCGTCTAATTCAATAATGAAAGGGACGAAACCATATGTTATGTACCAGTCGGCTCCTGAGTACATTTGGACCGCGAGGTCAGAATGCTGAAAATAATTAGAAGCAATGCGAGTTCTCTTATCCGCGAAACTACGAGCACGGTCATTAACCGCATTCGCTGCCGAGCAGTTGACGGCTGGTAGTGGTGCCATAACTTCGGATAAGTCGCGGGCAACAATGTCAATAAAATTCGCAACGACATTTGCATCTACTCCGTCTGGGAAAAAGTCAGGGTAAACTTCGGCAATCTTTCCTTTACGGACAGCAAGAACGTCAAGGTTACGAGCATCGCGCTCATTGTTACGATAGCGCAGCGAGAGAACTCGTGCTGCAATCTGTTCCATTGATAAAGCCATTGTTGTCCTATCCGTATTGTTCAGACCATTGGGAGGCAAATGCCTCATCTAAATTAAGTGACCCTCTGTTTGACTTTTGTGCACGAGTAGCCCAACGGTTCTGTGCATATTGACCTACGCGACTAGAGTTTTGCATTAACTCGCGGATGCGAATAACCGCAAACCATAAAGCCATTACGCAGTCGGTAGGGTTTCTAGTATCAGGCTTCCACGTAATAAGTTGCTGTACTAGCGCCTTAAGACCTTCAGAGCCTTCATTGCTTGGTAATTCAATTAAGTTGTTATCTTGGAAGCGACCATCACGAGTGTTTCCAAATAGCGTAGCCATAGAAGCCACACCAAAAGAAGTGTCCCACTTGTTCTTACCAGTGAAGTGGGAGTTCAACTGGCAGCCATAAGAGGCTAGAAAGTTTCTTAAGTTATCATCTAGG